CTGAAAACAAAGGTATTTTACCAATGTTGTTTCTTGTAGGTCTACCAATGATTGGTCTACCTTCGCCTGCCACACCTTTGATAGCAAATATTCTTCTAGCAAATCTAGGTTTACAAAACTCATAAACTGATTTGGTGTGGTGTCCACTATCTACACAAGCACTAGCAATTTTTAACTTCATTCCGTTTGGATGTTTGTAACTACGTAATAGTTTTAAATCTACTTGTTTCCAAATTGCAGGAGTAGACGGGTCTCCATAAATAACTTCGTAATCTAATGACCAACTTTCTTCATCTCTACCCCACCCTACTATTTCCATTTCTATTCTGTCATCTTGTACGTCTACACCACAAGTGATAACAGCTATACCGTCTGGTATTTCTTCATCTGGTTTTGTTAAATATTCTTCTCTACGTTTATATAATCCAATGTCGTCTATTTGTTCGCCTTCATCTTCCCAACTTTCACCCAAAAATGTATTAACAAACACCCTTAATGTTTCTGGCATTTTCTTAGCATTTAAAAATTCCCTTACAGCTTCTTCCATTGTAGCCCATACAGAATATAAACCAGACAAATGAAAACCTACGCTTTTACCATTACCTTCTGCTTCTGCTTTCCAATAACCCATGCTAATAGATTTGATTCTTTCACTATCTGTCATTTTATGTTCGCATTTTTCACATTGATATCTAGCAGTGGTTGGATTGTTATCTTCCCAAACAACGTGTGACCACTTTAGTATTTGGAAGTGATTACACTTAGGACAGGGTATATAAAATTTTCTTTGATCTGTAGTTTCGAAAGCCTGTTCAATTCTACTAGAACCTTTATTGGTTGGTGTAGATGTTAAAACTATTTTTCTATCCCAGAATGTTGCACTTCTTCTTTTAGCAAGTAGAACAGGATCACCTTCTGAACCTGCACTTGGTGGATAACGATCTACTTCATCACATAATACTATTTTAATTGGTCTTGATGCCAAACTACTAGGACTGTTTGCACCACAAGCTGATATATGCCCACCTTCAAATGATTTGTGTAAAACTGTATTGCCACTATCTCTACTTTTTGCTTCTGCTACCCTGTCTTTCAATAATGGTGTATCTCTTAACATTGTAGACAATCTATCTTGCGACCAACTTCTGGCCATATCTAATGTTGGTTGTATCATCAATATTGGAGCGGGGTCATAGTGTATATAATAACCAATTGTATTTAATAAAACTTCTGTCTTACCAATTTGTGAACCAGACATAAAAACAACTTCTTCAATACTAGGGTCTGATATTGCATCCATAATTTCTTTTTGATAAATGGCTCTTGCAGTTTCAAATTTACCTGCTTCAGAACTGGCTTCTGTAGAAAGAACTCTAAACTTATCTGCCCACTCACTTACCGTCAGTTTCGGTGGTGGCTTCATCAGTCGCTGACTCGATTTCAAAATCGTCATCAGACCTTTGCTCTGCACTTGTAATTTCTGCGTTTGCAATCTCATTTAAGACCTCGTATATCCTTTCCTTTAATAATAGTTTAGCTTCATTGATATTGTCTACAGTTACCATTTGAGGTGCCGCCTTATTAGGAAATGATAACAGTTTGGTTTTAATTAGATTCACATAATGTAACCAAGTCTTTTTAACTTCTTTAGTAGATATTAAATCACCTTCCATTTTTGCTTTTTCAATTTCACGCAATTCGGCAGTAGCTAGTGTTAATCTATTTTTGTTTTTTATGATGTCATCTGGTGATATTTCCCCAGACATTTGTAATCTTAAATAATCAATATAACCTTGAACAGCAGGTACTAATTCATATTTACCACGATCAACTCTAGGGATAATTCCCTCTTTGGTTAATTGTTGTACTCTACGTTCTGATAACTTTAGAAGTTTAGCTATTGTTGTTGTGTTGTAGGTCTGGCTCATTTTCTAATAACGATTGTCTTTTAAATTCTGCGTATTGGATAATCTTATCAATATCTTCTATTTTTTTTTCTATAGAAGTTTCATTACCCTCAACACGCATAACATATTTTAAAACAACAAAACCAAACCAAGATAAATTATTTTTCCAAGTAAACTCTATAGGTTGTATCTTCCATTTTTTATAATGTTGTCCACCTATCTGATAATTCAACGGATTATTTTTCATTTGCTTTCCTTACTACGTTTTCATTAATTTGTGCAAGTTTTAATTCTTCTTTTGTAGTGGAATTATGAGAACGAATTAGATCTATTTCTATTAACTTAGATTCATATTGTGAAAATAATTCTTTGTTATTTAGTTCTTCTTTTTCTAACTCTGTATCTATTTCTTCTATCTCTCTACAAATCTTGCTTTGCATCTCTGCATCTTTTGCAGTTTTGCCATTATTCCTAAACCTTAAATAGTTTGATGCTTCTGTTTTCTTTCTTCTTCTTTCTATAGCTAATAATTTAACTTTACTTAAATGATATTTTTTAGATATTTCAAAAAGTTCATTAGCTAATACTTCTGGTTTGTAATGTATTAAGTTCATTTCTTTTTTGCTATGTAATCACCTATTGCATAAACCATTACAGAAATAAAAACCAAAACCAGAAGAATTAAACCTAATAGTATATTAATCGTCATCTTTAGGTGTCCACCCAGTATTAAAATCTTCTTTAGCACCACGTTCTGTCATGCCACTATTATCATAAAGTCTTTCAACTTCTTCTTCTTCCATACCTAGCGTTTCCATAATTTCTACATCTGCCATGTGCAGTTCATCTTTCATCTGTCTTACAATATCTGCCATTAGCATTACACCATGAGCACCTCTTGCTCTGTTATGTCTTACTGTTGCCATCATTTGCTCCTCTCTTTTTTTGTTATTTAACCTAACCACTGGAACTTTACCTTCTGTCATTTTAGAAATATCTTTATCTGTACTAGCTAAAGTCCAACGATGAAAACCGTCTACGATTTCGTTGTTCTCTCTTACAACTATTGGTTGTGTCCAACCGTCAGACATTATACTCGTTTTTAAAAGTTTAAGTTCTGGTGGTGGTATGTGATTAGGATTGTAATCATTCGCTCTTAATTCTTTTGCGTCAATCCATTCTACTGCGTTAATCGGTTGATTGAACATCTGCTAACTCCTTTGCATACATTGATTTTCTAGATTCCCATTCCTTAACATTATCTTTAGAGAAATAAGGTTCTAGTTTTCTTCCTTTAAAATCACCACGCACAGCAATCTTTAAAAGAAACTCCCAACTAATACCACTAATTGGATGTGGTGTTTTAGCTAAGATTGGGTCCTTAGTTTTTTCGTAATGTTTCTTAATGAAAGATTGTATTCTTTCACTAATCATTCCCTGTTCTTTTAATGGGAACTTTCTAATCCAGTAGGCTATGTATTCTTCCCATTCCATACCGTCTGGTTTTTTTGGTTGTGATCTATTGGAATATAAAACAGTTAAGGCATGACGAGCTGCCGTATTTGCACCTCTTACCCTGTAACACATCTTATCCCAAATCTCTGGAAAACATTCTTTAAATGTCCAAAGTCCTTCTAGTGGTTCTTCACCATAAGGGGGAGCACATCTTTGAGCAGAATGTGTCATTCCTATTTTTTCCATTACGTCGTAAGCATGGTTATAATCCCACCCAAACTTTTTTGGTGCAGTCCATACATCTGCAGTTTGCCAATCATAAATTGGATATACTTTATAAAAGTTTCCTACGTTATTACTTATAGACTTTTGTTTTCCTGTAGTTTGTAATTTTCTAGTAGGGAAACGAGATATATCCACTCCGTCTTTTACTGCTTCGGACAAACTCATTTCTTCTTTTGGTTGTATGATATAATTCTCAACTGTTCTTTGTGATACTGCTCTGTATCTAGTTAAACTTTCATCTGCACGTATACCCATAACACAAGCAGTTCTTCCATATTTTTCAACTGGATATAACAAAGGTGCCATAAATGGAATTGATAATCTAGCTGTAGGAATATGTCCGTTATAATTTGGAACTTCTGTTATTGCTTCTGGTGGTAAAGGTCTTACCCATTTATCTTCTGATTCTTTTGCCCAGGGATACCAGTATGGCTCCTTTCTACTACAAGCGTTACGATGAACAACTGGAACACATAACCAACGTAAGTTTATATCTTTTTCGTTGTATGTTCTTCTAACATATTCTTCTGTTTGATAAGGGATAGCTTCTTCATCCCAGTGTACAACATCAAGAGGTAGCCGACCTCGTTGTCTAGCTACCTCTAAAGTTAAATTTAAACAGATTGTAGAATCCTTACCACCACTAAACGATACTGATACAGTGTCAAACTGATCAAAGATATTGTTTAGCCTTTCATAGGCAAGTTCTAATACGTTTTTATCTGAGTGCTTTTTTTTCAGTATTGGCATTTGTAAAAATCCAAGCTATTGCACCACTTGATACACAAGTAAATATTGCACCCCAAACTTTGAAGTGTAATCCACCACCAAAGTTTCCGTAAGCCATCATAGGAGCTCCAACGAATAACGCTGTACATATACCCCAGAACACACCACTTTCAGAAAGTTTACCTTTCCAAATAGTTAGAACCGTTGGTAATAATGTTGATGCTCTTAATGTTCCGTAAAATAAAAATAGATATAGTATTTTCATATCTGGAATATTAGCAATAACTAAACCAAAGATAGCTAAAAACATCATTCCAATTTTTGCGTACCACATTGTGTTTTTAGATTTAAACATTTCTGCAATATCGTGTCCTGTTAAAGAACTGATTGAACATAGAGAGCTATCCAATGTAGAAACCAAACCACTTAAAAGCATAATGGTAAAAGGTACTAAAACCCAGACAGGTAATAATTGCTGAGCAGTAATAACATTAATTAATTGTGCATTACCACCTGCATCTATTCCTAGACCTGCAGCAATAAAACCAATTAGACCTGTTAAAACTGGTACAATACCAAACACAACTGCTGATGTGTAAAATGCTTTTTTGACTTGCCCTTCTTTAATAGAGAAAGTTCTTTGCCAAAATGATTGATCGCCAAATGGTCCTGCAAGTAATCCAATTGTTACTGCAATACCAAAACCATAGAACACTTCAAAGTTAAATGGGTTTCTATATTCACCACTTATACCACCAAGACCGTTCCAGATAGTTTCAAACCCACCACCTGCACCAACAATCCACGGCACAATAACAACGACAACACCCAGTATTAACCACATTTGCCAGTAGTCTGTAAGTATAGATGCTCTAATACCACTTATAAAACTATAAGCAAAAGCTATCCCAGTTAAAATTAAAGTTACTAAAAAGAAATCTAAACCAGTTAGATAACTAATTACTGCACCACCTGCTAATAATTGAACTGCAAATTGACAGATAGCCAAACCAATTAATTCTACAAGATATAATTTTTGTACTCTTGGCGAATATGTTTTTAAAATAAATTGTGAAAGCGTGTAACCTTTAGGAAACATCTCTCTTAGTTTTATAGCAAAGTAAGCAAAGATAACTAAACAAGCTATGTTTGGAACTGTGAACCAAAACAAACCTGCAATACCTTGTTGGTATGCTTTTTGTGTAGCAATAAATAGAGCAGGCGCCCATATCCAAGTAGCGGCCACACTAAAACCACTTTGCCAAAACCCTACGTTTCTGTCTGCAACTAAATAATTATCTTTAGTCGTAGACGGTTTTAAAATGTAGATACTAACCATGACCATTAACAGACCGTACAGTACCAACATAATTAAACCTTCACCTTGTGAAAAGATAGTCATGTTTTACTCCTTACATAAATCTACTAAGGCATCACCAGATGTTAGTAGTTTCTTTTGATCTTTGATTTTGTTTAATTTATCAAAAACTATTTTGCGATCAGAAAACTTTAAAGTGAAATTTAGGTTTACATATTCATCTTCTGAAATATTACCTGTGGGTTCAGCTTCAAAATATTCTGCTGTTTTTTCTTTCTGACTTTGTTCTGTAATGTCGGTTAAGTTTTTGGTTAATTGAACTGGATCAACTGACAGAGATTGTAATTCTGCTGAAGTAAATCCTGTTTTAGTAAAATCAAAGTTTAATGCTTCTAGTTCTTTAAACTCAAGTTTTAACAACTCTGTATCCCATTCACCGTCTTGTGGTATTTTGTTATCAGCAATACGATAAGCCTTAATTTGGGCAGGTGTTAAGTCTTTAGCAATTACACAAGGCACTTGTTTCAACCCAAGTTCTTTAGCTGCATAATATCTGGAATGACCTACAACTATTTCGTGTAATTTATCAAGAACTATGTTCTGTTGAAAACCAAAATCCTCAATTGACTTCTTAACCTTCGCAATTGTCCTATTGGATTTACGAGGATTCTGTTCATAAGGAATGATTTTATCAATGTCTATGTATTTGATTTCCATGTTTCCCTTCTAGCAAAAAACGAAACGAAACGCAATCGGTATTCGTCTAACTAAGAGAAAATTGTGGTCGAGCGTAACCCACGTAAAAAATTCTGTAAAGTACCTTTTTTATTGATAAATATAGCGTTTATAGTCTTTAGGTATGCCTATACCATTTCGCTTCTTAACTGTATTTATATTTGGAACTTCTTACAGCTTTTCGGAAATTAGAGGGAAAGTATCGACGTATAAACAATGGGCTTAGCTTACTTCCATGTTGGTAGAACTTTAAAACAGGTTTGACTCTTACGTTTGTAACGAGGTTAAACAATCTCTGAGACATTCCCTTCTTACGTTGTATGATAGCTTCTTGACTCTTACCCCCAGTAACTCTTGTGACAAATGTGTTCTTTTTGTTTATAACAGCTTTTGGTCTTTCACTTGCTTTACGTCTAAATCCTAACTTACGCTTTTGTTCTGGTAATGGTACAGCTATATATTTGCCTTGTTTAGCTGTCTTTGTGCCACCCTCTTGTTGCATTAATAGATAATCTTTATTGGTACTGTCATGTACTGAAACAGTCATATTCCCACGTATATAATTAGCCTTCTTAGCCTTTGACATATCTACTCTCAATACAGCACGTGCAAAGCTTCCTGCTCTACCACTTTTAAATGATTGTGGGAATGTTTTCTCTATGTAGTATTTACGTAATTGGAATGCTGTTTGTTTAAATGTTTGTTGTGCAACAAATGGTATTTGGCTCTTTTGAAATTTGTTTAGACCTTTTGTAAATTGTTTTATATTATCTTTAACGGATACTTTAACGCTCAATGTAATGACACTTTCTCTACTTGTTGTTCTTCTGTGTATAATCGCAATTGTGCGATACCCCATAATTCTGCTTCTTCTACTGTTGTAAAACCTTCAAATATAAAATGCATTGTCTTACCATTTCTAAACAGTTTTATCTTTAGCTTTTTAAAATAGTTATTTAACTGTTCTATTTCTTCATCAGTTAGCATCATTTGATTATAATTCTTTTATGTAAAATTAGAAAGCCCACTCTTTCGAATGGGCTTTGAGGGTAATGATAAAGTAAGTGTATACTCCAACTAGAAGCTATTCTCTATGTAGTTATTTGTCAATCTATTTCAACACCTTCTTCGTTGAAATTTCTTTTATAAAACATCATGCCGTCCTTTTGTCCAAACTTATGTACACCTTGTTCAAACCCATAGTATTTATATTCCTTACCAATATTATGTTGTTGCCTTAATTGTTTTTCACCAAATTCAACTACTTCACCCCAACGCTCACCATTTAACCAACTTGATAAATGGGGCCAGAATGTAGGATCATTTCTTGATGTTATTAACGCATTATATTTACTAATGATTTCTGAACCGTCTACACCCTTTTTAATTGCTTGTTTATAGGCACTAAAGGCTTTTTTCTTACTGCCTTTTTTACACTTAACCATAGACCATACATATTCAAAATCAGAACTATATATAGATTTATTTATTTGTTTATTATTATTTATTACATTGTCGTCGGTCCCTAGTCGGTCAATCGTCGTTACCTCGTCGCTGTTGGGTACTATGTACTGATATTTGTCATAATTTACAATGTTTATAACAGTTATACCCTCGTCGGTTTGGGTGTCGATTAATTCGTCTTTTTGTAATCGTTTTAAAAATCTTCTTACCCTACTAGGGTTCCATTGAAAGATATCACCTAAGTATTCTGAACCACCTACTAACTGCCCACGTTGTAAAGTAATAATAAAATTACCATATCTTCCTCTAATTGTTGTATATGCCGCTTTACAAAGCATCCAAATGAATGCTTCCCTGTCAGACATTATCTCATTCTTGAATATCGGACTCTTGAATATCTTCTTGTAGAGTTTTATGTACCCGTCCATCATTTTGCTTACCCTCTTTCACTAAACTTATAAAATAGTTCCAATCTAATACTACTGTAGGCATACACCGATCTTCTACTAACAGTAATATTTCTGCACTACCCTTCCACCTTTGTATAGTCTTAAAACCTTCGCCATTTGCTCGTGCTTTAGCCTCTACTGTAGAACCACCTAAAATGTCTACTTTTAAATCGTGTGGAAAGTCCATAATTGCACCAGACAGTGGTTGTCTACGTGCTTTTATACCCTCGTGTAAAAACATATTTACGAGTTTCTTTTCTACCCTGTATCCTTTTCTCTTGCTAAATTTTCCCAAAACAAATTAACATTATAGATGTTTAATAGCTTTCGCAACTTTGTAATGGGTATTTGATTTTTCCCACTTTCGTATAGGTGTATTTGTTGATGTGTTACTCCCAACATATCACCTGCTTTTTGTTGTGATATATTTTTAGACTTACGTATGCTCTTTAAATATTCACCAAGTTCTGTCAGATATTCCTTCTCGGATACTGTGTATTTCATAATTTCGCTCCAATATTTTATCAAGTAATGCCGATAGTAGAGAAGAACGCATCCTGTTTTCGTTATAACACCAAGAAGCGTTCCTCTGTAACTTTTTCACAAAATCAACATTAAGATTGGCATTTAAACAAACGACCTCACAGTCCTCTGATTTGAACCAATCAATAGACTCTTGTAAAAAACTATCTTTGTTTCGATAAGGTTTAGAATCTTCAAAAATTGCACATGAATCCAGAATGGCTCTTTTGATAACATATCTCCACATTTTAACTTCTGGTGAAATTTCGTTATCGTGTTTTTCTGTCTGTCCGTACAATTCATTTTTGACACCTACCTTTTACCTAGATATTTGTAACTTGCGAATTTTTTATTTTCAACTTTCACAATGTTACACTCAATATCATGTCCTTCCTCTCTTAAATTATGTATCCTAGCACTAAGACGAAAACAACCAAATTTTTTCAATGCTTGTATTGGATTAATGCTATTACCTTCTTTAAGATATTTTAAGATTAGTTTGTTTTGTGTATTTTCCATATTACCCCCTATAAAATATTATTGATTTTTTTACGTGGAACCCACTCTCTAATTTTGCCACCTTCTACAACTTGACTTGTAGTTTGATGAATATGTAACCAGATTAATTTAAAATCTGATTTATTGTACTTACGCAAATG